GCACCAGTTGATCCATCAGAAACTGCTAATGCAGTTGTTTGGGCTCCACCTGCTATTGATTTAGCAATGTACCCACCAGACATTTGTTCTAGAATTTGTAAGTTTGTATTAGTCTTCGTACCCCATGTACCAGCGTTTTCACCAGTTGCTTGAAGTTCTACACCTAATGGTGTGTATGTTGATGCCATAAATTATCTCCTATGCAGCGTCACTATAACTTGTATTTGATCCAGTTGCAACATCCGAATATGTATCATTCGATCCTGTCGAAACGTCACTATAAGACGTATTAGAACCAGTGTCAACATCTCCGTATGCAAAGATATTAACTGTTCCTATGTTAAATGTAGCAGATTGACCAGTTAATCCTACCTGCATATCTACTGGTGATATAGTTCCTACACTAGCACTAAATGATTGTCCTGTTAGACCCATTGCTACGTCTGCTACTGTTAAAGATCCAACACTCGCTGTTGCTGATTGACCAGTTGGTTGAGCGACTGCACCACCTAAACCTACTAAAGAACCTAGTTGAGCTTCAAATGATACACCAGATAACTGTGCTGTAGCGTTTGGTATTGTAACGCTACCTAAACTAGATGTTATCGATTGACCTGTTAATTGTGCTTCTTGTGAAGATATCCCTGCAGCTGTACCTTGTGATAAGGTCATTGACTGACCTGAAACTATTACAGTTTGATTCGGTGCTTTTGCTGTTCCTTGTGATACAGTTATTGACTGACCAGTTAAACCAATGGTCAAATCTGCAGGTGTTATTGCACCAACAGAAGTTGTTATTGCACTTGATGTTAAACCTTGTGTTTGATCTCTTGGAGTTATTGATCCAACAGAAAAAGATGCAGATATGCCTGATACAACTACAGGATTAAAAGCTGTACCTTGTGATACTGTAATAGATTGTCCTGTTGGTGTAATTATAACATCGGGTATGTCAACAGAGCCAACACTAGATGTTATTGAAAGACCAGATGGTTGAGCAACGGCATCTTTTAATTCACCCCACTCATCTTCACCCCAAGATTTTGCACCCCAACCTGTTTTTAAAGTTGTATCAGCGTTCCAATAAGCTTGGCCCCAGGAAAACCTGCCCCATCCTGAACTTACCGACATGGTCGGCCTCCTATGCTAATCTGATTATCGCGTTACTTGCGTCTGCTGCAGGAAACTCAATTTTAAAAGTTCCATTACTTGCTGTCTTGTCACCACCAAAAGCTATAACTGCAACAGCATTAGTTGTTCCTGAACCACCGTCTGTTGTTGTGTTATAAATTAAAGCTCCGTTTGCAGTGAAAGAAGCTGATGTATAGGTTACATCATCGAAGTCCGTAAATGCAGTTGTTGAAGATAATGATACACCATTATTTGATAAAGTTGCACCACCTGCAGAATATGCAGATCCTGATGTATTAGATATTTCGTTTGTAGTAGCGTAATCAGTTGTAGCTGCACCTAAAGATGCAGAGCTAGTAAATAATGCTATTTTAAAAGTATGCCCACCTGAAGACTCAAAGCTGTGCTTACCTTGTAGAAGTTCTTGTTTGAAACTAGAACATATTGCTGATGTTATTGCCATAATTTAATCTCCTATGGGTTTGCCGAGTTTATTGGTATTCTAACTGCTCCATCTGTGTAGTCGTCTCTTCTTCTTCTACCAATTTGCTCACTAGCAAACTTCTGTACCTCTTGTTTATATTTATTTTCATATAAAGTCAACATATCCATTGGGCCTTTTAGAAAACCATATGTTTCTGCTAAACAACAATATAACAGTCCATTTGGAAAATTAAGACTAATATAGTTACTTTGATTGCCAGACTCTAAAGTGTCTGGTACTTTATTAAAATGCACTCTAAACCTATATGTAGTATTTGGTGTAGGAGCTACAAATATTCTACCTGATGTAGTGTCTGTATTACCAGTTGCACCACCAAACATGGCATAATATTTAGGTTGACCTTGAGCTGCGGAGGTTCCTGTCACATCCTGATATTCTTGAAGATAGGTCATATCTTTTTTCTCTAGCCATCTATTAGCTCCCGTAATGGCTGATCCATTAGTATCGTAAACTTGTATACCTCTAACAAATAAACATCCAGCAGGTGCATTTATAGATTCTTGACCTGCCACAAAATTACCTAGTTGTTGTTTTTTATCTGCATCAATAGGCACATCTCTCATTATTCTATATTGTGAATTAAGAATTATATTTTCTAAAATATCTGTTGTTAAAACATTAGAATCTACTTCCGTATAATTTCTAATTTGTGTAATTAATGTATCATAAGTTATTCCTGCCATTATGCTACTATCTCCTGACAAGCTAGACAGCTTTTTCTAAATCTTAAATGACTTGGACAATGTTCTGGTTTATAAACTGGAACGTCTGGCTCTGGTGTTTTTAAATATAATTCTGCGTGTTCATCCATGTCTTCTGGACAAGAACATTGTTTTATAAAAAATATTTTACAAAGAAAATTTTTAATTAATTTTATCATGGTGTTATTGTAACAGGTCCTGCTGAAACTGTCACCCCTCCTGACTCCTCTGTTATTGTTGCATTTGTTCCTAAACTAAAAGTATATTTATCAGTTGTGGTTACTGTTATACTAAATCCTGAAGAGTTTTCATAGGTTGAAAAAGGCACGCCCCCAGGGCTTCCGTCTACGTTTCTAAATCTTACAGTATCACTTGTAGACCTACCGTGATTTTTTTCTGTGACAGTAACTGTCTGAGATCCTGAAGTTGTAGAAAAAGGATTGTTTAATAAAAGATTTGGACTAGCAGGTTCTGTTCTACCAGGTCTTACATGCCTTAATGAAATAGCATCTGCACTAGTTGGTTTTGGTTCTAATTGTGGTTGCTTTGGTTCATACTCTGAAGAATGAACAAAAGAACCATTCCATTCTCTTACCATTTCTCTGTAAGGAAATTCCATACCTGATCTATCAGATATTGCTTTTGCATATTTACCTGTTGCGTATTTAGCCATTATGCTCCTGGGTAGTATGCTTTTGGTGTTATGTGTGTACTAGATGCAGAACCATCTTCTGATAAGGCTCTTTGAAATTCATCTTCATACACAAATTTCATCGGTTGCACTAATTGTGGATTATATTTTTGCGCTAAATAATAAGCGAGTCCTGACACCATACAAGGTACAAATCTAAACGGAACATCGGTTGCATTTGTATAGTCACCTACATCTTGTATTCTTTTTATAAAATAAAAGTGCATATCTTTAGACGCATTTGTAGAGTCTGGTGTCGGATAAATATGTATTCTAACTTTATCAATAAATCTTTCTACCCAATATTGATTAGGTGTACCTTTTGATAATTTATTAGAAAAACCTGCATACGTAGATCTATCAACTTTAGTCATTGGACTATCTGATTGATTAGTAGCAGTTCTATTTGATCTTAACTGTGCTTCAAGGACATCGGATATACCAAATACACTGGCAGGGGCTGTGGTAGTAGCGCTCGTACCATCATCACTTGATCTAAAAAAATCGTAGTCTGATTGTCCTTCAATTAAATCTAAATTAGTTTCTCCTATTTCCCAATAGTGAATACCTCTATTACCCCATTCTTGAAATAATATATTTAGAGTTCTTCTTGCAGATTTTAGTTGATAACCAGCAACATTTTGTAAACCAATACGTTCAAAAGCTTCCTCTACTATTTCATCAATAGCAAAAGTTTTATCAAATGTTGTTGTTCCCGAAGTAGTATTAGCCATTTAAACTCCTACGACTCGTAAATTTTAGTCCACTCACAAACGATTGTTCCTGTATCTCCCGCTGTACAAGCTGGTAAAACGACGTTTACATCACCAGTAAATCCACTAGCTTCTGTGTTTTTTAATCCACCAAAACTAGAGTAATCATACTCCATTTCACCCGCTAAAGTTTGGAATACAACGTCTGTTGTTGCATCCCATTGCATTCTGATTGCATCAGCTGGTGCTGTTACAGAAACATTAAAACTAACTTTATTAAGTCTTACAGTTTTGCAAGTTTTACCATTATTTGATGCTAGTGCAGAAACATCAACTATTTTAGTTGTGCTTCCAGAATTATCAGAAACTACGTTGTAGTGAGTGATAAGTTTTTTTGCTCCGTCAAATACAGTTGTATTTAATACTGTGTCTGCCATGTATCCTCCTTTTAAAGAGCGCCTGCATCACCAGGCGCTCCGAGTTATTTATTAACTATCTGCAAAAGGTGTTGCTTCAGTACCTGTACCGATCAACACTGCTTCTACTAAATATACATTATCTTCAAGTGCAGTAATTGTAACTGTGCTACCTTTATCTCCACCTGTAGTTCCACCGTTCATGCTGATAACATCGTTAGATGCTGCTGGTGCAAATGTACTATTAGTTCCATCTGCTACGTTTACAACAGTTGCGTGACCAACAAATTTGTCAGTTCCATCTGTTTTAATATCGCAATCAGTTGAGTCTGTGCCTACAAAAAATTTGTAAACTGCACCTAAGTGGTTATTCACGTTAGGATCGTTGTCTCCAGCTGTTCCGCCTTTGCTATCTGCTTTAATTGTTGGAAGTGTGATTGCACCATCTGCATCATTTACTTTAATAACTTTACCTGCGTGTGCAGCAAAAGTTAAAGTAGTTTCTGCTGTGATGTTTACAATCGAATCAGGCCCTGCAGTAACAAATCCTCTTTGAGATTTTACTGGTCCTGAAAATGTAGTTTGTGCCATAGTATTATCCTCCTAGTTACGTTCATACAGTCTCTAGGCCGTCGACTATACGCGTCTGCATGAACTTATTTGTATAGTGATTAATTTATATAGTAGATTTGAATAGAGCGCAAGAGGGCCTGCAATGTGGATTAAATTTTTCCAACGATGTAGCTTTTTATTAAGTAGCTACAGAAACTTGTGGAGCCGCATCCTCTAGTTTGTTTTGCTCGTGGGCTTTTTTAGCCTCGGCAAG